ATACTTCAAATATATTTCATCTTCAAATATATTTGAGAATACAAGTTAAATCAGAAATATTAACAACACAAACAAATCAAGTTGTATCATTGTTTGAAATCAGAATCTCAAATCTCATTCATTGATTCATTCAAATCAGAATCTCAAATCTCATTCATTGATTGTTGAAAATCAGAATCTCAAATCTCATTCATTGATTGTTGAAAATCAGAATCTCAAATCTCATTCATTGATTGTTGAAAATCAGAATCTCAAATCTCATTCATTGATTTTCAAATTATTATTCTATACTTCAAATATATTTCATCTTCAAATATATTTGAGAATACAAATTAAATCAGAAATATTAACAACACAAACAAATCAAGTTGTATCATTGTTTGATTTTCAAATCTCAAATCTCATTCATTGATTCATTCAAATCAGAATCTCAAATCTCATTCATTGATTGTTGAAAATCAGAATCTCAAATCTCATTCATTGATTCATTCAAATCAGAATCTCAAATCTCATTCATTGATTTCAAATTATTATTCTATACTTCAAATATATTTGATGATGAAATATATTTGAGAATACAAGTTAAATTAGAAATATTAACAACACAAACAAATTATATTTTCCACTCAATGTGTCAACCAAACTAATGTTCGAACTAAAAGTATAATAAATCTCTCAAAAATAATTAATGAATCAGTGTTCAGAGTTTTTTAACAGAAGAATCTATTGGTTGATTTGGATCTTAATTGGAACACTCGTTCCGATGTCGTTCCTTGTTTTCAAACCACCGTTTGTGTTTTCAATGTTATTTTTTGGATACGTTTACGTTTCCGCAGTTACATGTGAGAGATCAGATCCATTCCTTGATTCTAATGGAAAACATCTTGAAATAGTTAAATTAATGCTTGTAGCACCTATATATTATTATCTTGGTCCATCAGTTACGATCAAAGATGATTGGTTAAATCCAACAGATATATTTTTTACGTTAGAGTTGTTTGGTACTTATCTTGTTCCTTATTTTATTGGTTTACATTTTACATATCTAGATTTCATACCTGAATTACAAAAAATAGAATGTTCACCTGGTGGTCTGAGACAAATGGGTTGGATTCAATGGTTGGTTATTTCTTTTGTTTCGTTGTTAGTCGGAGTCCTTGGTGTTTTTCATGTATATATGATGATATCAAATGATGTTTGGAAATTTTATTGTATCGGATATGGAATCGGTCTTTTTCTTTTTCTCTTTTATTTGATTATCAATGTGATGATTCGAAAAACTCATGTTCTTCATTTTCATCACTATGCGATATTTGGAGTCATGATTCCATGCACAAGATTTGATCATTGGATTTCAGCAATTTGTCAAGGGATTTTATCTGGGATTGCAGTTGAAGGAATTTCAAGATGGGGTTTATCTGCAATATTTGTTGCTTCTCATTAATAAAACTTTTGATACATTTGATCATCACTTCAATTATATTTTTAATTTAACCTATTATACAAAAAATAATAGGTTAAATTCATTTGATCATCAAATCATTAATCAGACTTACATCGAAATAAAAACTTTGATCTATTTTCTACAATTATCAGAAAACATATATGAACTTCATTTCAATTGATATTGCATCAAGATTGAGTCATTCTTTATTTATATCAGGTTATTTTGATTCGACTTCTTCAAATTTTATTTTTGACACAGTATATTACGAACCACTTTCAAATTTACTTTCTTTACTATCAAACTCTGATAAAAAAGATATTTTGTTTAAAATACTCAATGGAGTTTGTTTTGCATATGAAAATGGGATTATAATTGATATTCCTTCATTCGATCAGATATACATTGATAGTGATTTACAACCTAAAATATATCCAACAGGTAGACTCATATCACCACATTGTTACCCACAAGTTTTTTCTTTGTTATCAATTGTACCCTATTATGCTTCTTCTTTATTATTAATATCTGAAGGTAAAAAAACTTTATTTCGCTTTATTTTTGATGAAGGATATGACGCTGATTGTGGTATCGTTAGAGAAAACAATGATTGTCATCAAATAGATCTGATTAATTTTATTGAACAGATGAAAAAAACTCTAAATGATGATCCTAAAATATGGGTATTAACGTACGAATTGTATCGTCGTGTAGCAAATTTAGAATCAAACCCTAATTTAGAATCAAACCCTAATTTAATAATAGATTGTTATGAAATAATTCATTCAATAGTTAATGATGTTGATCAAATCGATACACACAAATATAAAAATATAATAGTTGCATCTTCAGGTATTTTATTATATCCAACAAAATATTTTGGATCTACGTGGGAACAAATAACATGCAACTCAGATTTGTTTACGAACGAAAATAAAAAATGGCCTGATGAGATTCAATTGTTCCATGAACCACATTTAAATTCGAATATTCGAATGTCATTATTTTTATCACAATATGAAAACAAAGAAACAATAATTAGTGAAATAATTGAAGCAAAATTTGATAATTATTTTTATTTTGGTCCCCAGGTTTATTTTTTATTTCAAGAACCAATGATATATAAAATTGCCAAGTATTATAAAATATCAAATTTGATACTTCGATCAGATGGCACTTTTCATCATATTCGAACAAAATTCGAAAACACTAATGTTTCTGAGTCAGAAAAACCCATTATTTATGTTTCGTCGTATCACGTTTCACTTTTGATACCAACGAAGTATATTTGGATAAGATATGATTCAAATACACCTTATTTTACAAATGAATCGAAACGTGTAGACAATAAAATAACAAAATTATATTCACATCGATTCGATAAACCTTATTTGGGCAATGTAACTCCAATAGAATATTGTCCTCAATATCCAAACATTAATTTTCTTTGTCAGGAATATTTGATGATGTATCTTCATTTTCGAAGTATGGGATTGTCACATATTCGATGCTGTCAAGCAGTTTCATCACATTCGTTAAACAAATATCTGATTAAATCATTGTATCTACGATTATTATCTGATTGATCCTTAGAAAAACTTTACATTTTGTTCAAACAAAATGTAAAAAATGATGACATAAAAATACGATTTGAATAAATAACAAAAAGAACCAAAACAACGAAAACTATGAGCAATCAAGGATTCAAAACTGTTACAAGAAAAGCTAAGGCTAGAACTACTGAATCTCTCGTTGAGAGAGTTTCCGGTATCTTTGAAAGTAAAGGAGTTTCCCTTGGGGATTTCTCAACTGTTTTCAAATCTACAGATCTCGCTGGTGTTATCGGATGCACGGTTGAAACACTGAGATCTACTTTGATCAAAAGTAATGAATTCTTTGTTCATGCTGACGGAAACGTTTCTCGAAACGCAAAGAGTCGAGGTGAAACGAGTCGCAGAGTAACTCTTGATTCAATCTCTCCAGTTAAACGTCAACAACCAATGAGATATCAGGCAGTTGAAAGAAGAACTGCATTCTCTGAAAACACAAGTACGAGAAGTGCACAAACAAAGAAATACGCCGCAAAAGTTATTGAAGTCTTTGATGAAAAGAGCTTGGATGATGTGACCGCAAAATCTTTGTTCGGGACTCACATGTATGTGAGCGCAAGAACTCGTGAAATGGCATTTAAGGCTTTGGGACTTGGTTCTTTCGTGACAAACGGATATTTGTATGTTTATCATAGTGTACCAGTTGACAAAAGGTTTGTTTTTAGCATTCCTACATCAGGGGTTTCAAGTTACTATACGACAAGTGCAAAAGGTTTGTATGCTATTCCTGTAGACCAGGAAACCCGTGAAACAGGTAAATACAAATTTGTATTCCCTGTTGGAACTACTCTTTCGATCTATCCAAATAACGATGGAACCGAACCTATTTTGGAGGTTCAAGTAACTCTGAACAAAAAGATTCAGACGAGCGATGAAACTCTTGATGATTGTGATGAAGAAGTAGAATCGATTAAAACTAAAGTTGACATGGAGCCTTTGGGAACTTCAACAGTAGAAATCGCACCTGAAGCTTAAACTTAAATTAAAAACTTAAATTAAAAACTTAAAGTAGAAATTATTTCATATTATTTAATATGAAATATCAGATATTAAATTCAAATTAATTGTTTTTTAATTTTTTATTAAAAAACAAGAATAACCCAAAAAAATATCCAATAAACTTATCATACATCAAATTTTAATTCCAACACACCTAATAACGCGATATAAAATCGACAATATTAACAAATTCAAAACACAAATATACAAATTACATAAAAAACTAATTAGAATTAATAATTTACATGAATATTCAACATAATTCTGTTTCAGTTTCAATACATGATACCAATCAATAATCATTGTTATCATAATAAAAATAGTATAAGATACACAACAATACAACCAAATTGAGTTTTGAGTTGAACTCTTAAAATCAACAGATAAAACAGAGACACATGATACAATCCAAGTAAATTCAATGTAATCAAATAGAATCAATGTACAAAATACAAAAAAGTTTTTACATTTGTTTCTTTTGATGTCGAATGATGAAATTTCGTGATGAAAATATATGGTGCGTTTGACTGTCTTATATTTTTCTGGAATTACAGAGATGTCTGGTGATATTTCAAGTTTAATGTCGCTAGAAAATCGAACGTCCATTTTCATCTGATAGTTGTGTTTTTTCAGATCATTTGTTGATAAACTTTGAAGAAAAATATAAAATATAAAATAAAATATAAAAGATAAAATACTATATGAAACAATATAGTATTTTATATTATAACAACGATTATTGATTAATATCATCATTGATACTCAATTTTTAAATTTAATTGATTATCAAATATCACTTTTAAAAATGAATCGTTCGATATGATTTTGTGTTAAATCCAATTATTCTGTTTTTTATTATTTGATTTGTTTGATTTGTTGGTTCAGAAGTTATGATTGATTTTTGAAGTCGAATTCTTTCAATCAATGATACTTGATTTTTATTTATTCTCTCAATTTCATCTTTAGTTTCATCTCTGACTCTTATTGAATCAAAAGATTGATCATTTGAATTCAAACAAGTATTTTCTTCACTTTTACTTTTACTTTCACTTTCACTTTCAATTGAACACTCAAATTTATCAGATGAATTCTCAGCTTCATAAATCTCATTAAATTTTAATTCAAGTTCATTAAGGTGTTTCAACACTTTGTTTCTCACTTCATCAGAACAACATTTTAACAAATAAGAAAAAGATTCAGATATCGCATCATCAGAAGTCACTTTACATTCAATCAATCCTTGGACGCATCTCAGAACATCAAGTTCATCATGGTTCATATATTCAATTATATTTAATTTACCAATTAATTCTGAACATTCATTCACATTCATGTAATTCCTTTCAATTACATGATGGATAAAATTTGAATCAGCATTTGAATCACTAATTTCACACATGTTGTTTAACCACATTATCATCGGTTTATCAAATTCAATTGAATATTTAACTTTCTTTGCAATTTTTAGAGGTAAACTAATATGATTCTCACAAAACCAACGAACGTGATTCGAATCAATTTCTATGTTTATCTTTTCAAATATATTTGGTACTTGAACATATGATAATAGCACATCCACACAATTAAATTTCTTTAATTTCAATGCAAGTTCAAAGTCTTTGTCAAAATCATGTGTAACCATAAATTTTTCAGGTAACGCAGAATAATAAAATTGAAGCATTGAACTCATATCTTTTGATATCAACAACCATATCTCGGATCGAAAGAAAGATAAGGGTCTCTGAAAAAATTCATCTTTTAAAACTAAATTTCTTAATACTATAATATTTTCACTCAATATTGCAGAAGATGGTCCGATATATAAAAATAACAAAGAAGAATCAATGTTACATTGGATATCATCCTTAATCAAATCAATCAGCATGGAATCTTCCATTTTATTTTTGGATAATATCCAACGATGATTTATTTTTGAATCTCAAAAATAGAAATTATAAAAAGATCATTGAAATCATAAAATGTCAGTTAAAATTAATGTTCTTTCGAGTTGGGCTGATGGTGGATGGGCCGAGGTACTAATCACAACGAATACTCCTGTTACATTTGTCTTTCAAACATCTGTCAAAATAACAAGTGTAACTGGTGCTACATTGACTAATGGGGTTTATTCACCCGATTCATGGACAAAAACATCTTTTGGATATCGGGTTCAATTTGGATATTCAGGTGGTTCTTGGAGTGGAACAGTAAAACTTAACCCTACATCAGGAACCTCAGATCCCATTCCTGTTGTCCCACAACCATCAGATCCTGTCCCTGTTGTCCCTCAACCATCAATTCCAAACACAAATAAAATTACATTGACACTTCGTCAGTTTAAAAATCTTTATTCTTCTGTAGTTTAATTGATCAAATAAAATAAAATAATCAATCAAACATTGATATTTATTTGAGTAAATAAATATCAAAAATAATTCTAATATTTATTTGAGTAAAAAATAAATATTAGAATAAATACAAAATGAACACAGCATTATTGCTCATTCTTTTTATCATCGCTGTTTTTCTTCTAATCATTGTTTTACTTGTTTTTTTTGCTCAAAGAACGATAACTAATTATAAGGTTATACAAGACAAAGATACAATTGATCCAACATTTAATGTAGTTTATCGATATACACAGAGTTCAAATAAAACTGTTTCAATCAACACAAACAAAGTAAACTCAGATAATATTGGTGGTGTTATTCGAGTTGTGAATAATGGATCAGGGACCCTTAATATTGAAGGAGTTCAAATTGTTGGTGGAAATGGATCAGTTCCACCAAATACTGTTGCAACTTTCATTTACATTGAAAAAGATCTATTGGTTCGATATGATTAAATTCAACCATTATTGTAAAAAACTCATATGATTAATTCAAAATAAATTAATCATATGACCATATTTTTCTTCTTACATACAAACAATCAATGAATTCATGTTCGATAGAATCACTTCAACAACAATATCGAAATATAGTTGTTCAAATCAAGTGTGAATATAAAACCCCTGATTTGACACAACCATTCCGAACAAGTCTCTTACAAAACAGAAGAGGTTCAGGTTTTTTTGTCAATGTCTCGAGATTTTTATTAATTACAAATGCACATGTTGTAGCAAATGCTAGTAGTATCCGTTGTTCTCATCCATCAATCGAAGATGACATTCGACTTTCTCTTCTTTCTCTTTGTTTGGATCTCGATATTGCATTATGTGAAGTTATACCGAGTGATAGACAATTCTTTGAAAAACAAAACTTGATACAACCTATTTTTGGTGACAGCATGACACTCATTGAAACTAGTTCGGTTATCGCAATTGGTTATCCTTTGGGTGAAGAAGGAATTAAATTTACTGTTGGTAATGTTTCTGGGTTTCCCAGAGATGATAATTTACAACATTTTGTTCAAATAACTACTCCGACAAATCCAGGAAACAGTGGAGGACCTATTATCGATAATAATTGTCATATAGTTGGTATATTAACTGCAATGTCTGCAAATGCACAGAACACAAATTATATGCTTACGATTCGAACTTTATATGCTATTTTTGGTGGTTATTTCTGTAGAAATGAAAAGTTAAATTCAATAATTTGGTTTCCTATGTTTGCATGTTGTTGGTGTCCTATCAACGAAGATCTTCGAACATTGCACTCGGTTCCTGAAAATGGAGGCATTTACATTTCAAACGTAGATTCAAAATCATGTTTTTTTAATCATTTGTGTCAAGGTGATATTTTAATGTCAATTGAATATGAAGACATCAATTATAATCATCATGTCAAAGCTACATTCAACAACAAAGGACACATTTACTTTGATTTTTCAAATCGAATCGGTACAATGGGCGAGTTACAATCAATAATACCATTAAACTCAAATGTAATTACAGAAATATATCGTAACGGAGAACCAAAAATATTCGAAGTAAAATGGGTCATGAAAGAAAAAATATCTTTTGATGTTCAATTAACTTCATTTCATCCATTAGAATATAAAATCATTGCAGGTATATGTTTCTGCAGTGCAATGAAACAACATGTTATAGTGTTCCCTGAACTCAATGGTCATGTTGGTGGTGCTTCATCAGTTTTAATTTCTTATATTTTTCCTGAAACACATTCAGCTAGAGATAAAGTATGTAACTCTGGATCACGTGTATCGAAGATAAATGGGAAAGAAATAAAAAAGATATCTGATATTTTAGATGTTTTATCAACAAGTAAGTATCTTCAGATAGAACTGATGAACTCAAAATATTATGTTTTAAAGTTGAGTAACGCGAGAAACGATGATAGTGAAATACAAAGGAAATATGAATTGAATATTTCTTTATTTCCTTTGTTGACATCGAAAAAATCATTGAGAAATGTGGTAAAAACTTAAATGATTATATTTTTAATTTTAATGCATTTTTACTTTCATTCGAGCGATCTTATCAATCTCAAATAACAGTATAACAGATAGAGGAACATAAATAATTTTACGAAACAAAGCAATATACAAACAGATAATAAATAAAAAAATAAGATTTGATTTGAATGAATTTCCATTAAGAAACAAATTAGCTAAAATTACGATCAATGTTAATAGAACCATTAAAATAAACGAATAATGACTTCTTCTTGATATCCAATAAACAAACAAACTTGTTGTTACCCAAATAATCGCAGTCGAATTTTTTACACTTGATAAAATTCGAATCAAACAAACAAAAATAACAACTGCACAATAACTTTGAATATGATCAGGTTGATCAAAGAAATATCTTCCTATTTTTTCATACCAATTTATCATTTCAGGTATATCTCTTCGACACATCGGACATGTGAATTTCCTTAATTGTTTCCAACATTGTTTACATAATGTATGATCACAAGGTGTTTTATTTTCTGTTTCTGACATACAAACACAACACTCATCCATTTTGAGAAAAATAAGTTTTTGTTTTTGTAGTATAAATATTATTGTAAGAAAATAATTCAATATTTTTATTGAATTATTATGAGAATTTAGATATTGGTTCAAATATTAATTTGAACTAATAATCATAAACTATTGTTTTATCATTTTTGATAAACATTCTGTTGCTTTTGCTTTCTTTGCGACTTCAAAGTAATGAGAAATATTTTTTGAGATACATTCCAAGAAAAAATAAGAGCATATCAATGAATTATCTAATTTAATTTGTTCTTCAATCAACTTTGAATCAATTTCAAACTTTTTTGCGTTCTTTTTGATTAATGTGATGTTATTTGATTCAAAAATCCAAGTTAGCAAATCGATCGATTCTAATTTTACTGTTGATTCAACGAATGAAATTAAATCATCTTTCCAAATCAAACTTAATTCAATCACACGTGTGTTATTAATCAAATTCTTTAAGTTAACTGTTTTAAAAGTTTCTCTCATTTTACCATTATTTGATATTAATGCTCCATAATAAAATTTAACCAACATGATTTCATTGGTCCTCTTAGAGATCGATTCAATTAGTTCGATTCGTTCATATTTAAATATTAAATGTCCGATTGATTCAATATCATATTTTCCTTTTTCAATTAAAAATGATGTTAATCTAATATCTTCGTTTTTTTCAATTAGCTTAGATATTACAAAAGTAATGTTTGGAAAAGAGTTGATATATTTCTTTAGGATTTTAATCGGAACAATTTCAACAAATGTCAAAATATTTGATTGACTCAAAGTAGACAAGGAAAGTTGGTTCAATAACTCATACTTCGCGTTTCTTGCAACAATCATTATTTTATCATTGTCTGTGTTTGGATGTGATGTCAGAAGTAAAGAGAAATACTTTGGGTGATTCAGGGACTTTGAAAACAACAATAAAAACTCACAGTCCGTTAGTTTTACACACGTACTCATGAAATAAATCAATGGTGGATAAGAGACACTTTGTTCACACAGTTCAATAATTTGATCTGTTGTCCAATGAGTTTTAATCAGTGTTTCTTCAAATATTTTATGAATCCTACATGATTTAATAATGCTCATTGGATCTTTAAATTTCTCTTTATATTTCTCATAGTTGTATCGAGATAAGAGTTCATTTATTTTATTTTCTTCAACATGTTCAATTACATTTTCTTCGAGATTCGGGTGTGATTCAAGAATGATGTCTATTCCGATATCGTCATGGGATTCAATCAATGAACGCAAAACAAAGTCAATTTGTTGATCAGAAGCATAAAACAAACAAAATGAAACCAAGTCGTAATTTTGTTTTCGAAGTCCAATTAATATACAAAGATATATTTTTGAAATATTTTCATCAACTTTATCTAACATCATTTGACGTGCCAAATCGATTCTATCATTGTTAATCAAAAGTTCTAACAATAGAATTCTTTTCTTTCTTGCACATGCATGAGCATACTCATATTTTTTATATGAAACCAATGAAAGTATATGATCATCACTTACAATAACACCTGTTGCAATGACGTAATTCATTTGAAGGTGTTCAGGTAGAGAAAGCAATGTTTCTTTTCTTGATATTCCAAGGGTGTTACACATGTATAATGAAATAATATCAATTGATTCTCTTCGATTCAGTTCGAGAGCTCGTATCAAAAGATTTTTTGAATCATCAATGACTTTTGTTCGAAAATAAAGCTCATAAAATTTTGATTCATCATTGTTTTCAATTAAAGTCAGGTATTTTGATCCCATTTTCGTTGGGTTTGAAACTCTCATTGTCATCGTCATGAGTCGTATTATGTTACACTATTAAATTCGATGTGTAACATAATACTCAAACATTTTTTGTTCATGTGTCTTTTAAATTTTTAAATTTTTAAAATCTTTAAATCATAGTTCGAACGAGACTTTTGATCAATACATTTCCATCGTACCTCACTTCAGGTCGAATCTTTAAATCAATAATTGTTCCAATAGAAGTTGGTGTTCTAATCATTTTCTTTGGATCATAATGTGTTTCAGTTGGATATGTAATCGAAAATGGATAAAAAGATTCAACACTTCTCATTTGTTGTAGTGTTTCAAATATAATTCTTTCATTTTCAGAACTCACCGTCCATTTTTTATTTTCCTTAATCGATGAATCTTCAAAATAATTTCTCATTATTGTTTCTATTTCTGATTCACGAACAAGTATATTCTCTTTTCTTGTTACTGATTCTTCGATGATTGAACAAATATCATAAAATTGATTACAATATCGATTGATGATGAAAGGATCAAGTTTTGCGTCATCCATTTTAATTTGAATAAATTAAAATGGATAATTTATTCAAATATTGTAACAATAACTGAAAATCGAAGAATCAAACAAGATTAGAAAAAATATTAACAATTAATTGAAGCTTCAATTAAAATGGATGACATTGAGACGTTGAAAAGATTGATTATAGACACAAAGAGAGAAGTTGAAAATACATTAGATCTCAATGTATTATCAAATATTGAATCTCAACTAAAGAAAAAATTGTTTTTACCTCCTTATTTTGATATTATCAATAGACATTCAAAAACATTTGCATTTGATCGTTGGTCCTTTCAATCCCTTGATAATGCCATAATTTCTTATGTATTTTTTCCAATAGATTTGATGAGAAATTATGAGTTGATAGAAAAATTATATGAACGTCCTCATATTCGAACGATGTTATCTATATCTGCAAGGAACAAGAATTTATATGCTTTGATTCATTTATGGAAAATAGGTAAGAGTGTTGTTGAACCTACAGATAAAACAAAGAAATATACTGAGTTAATTCAAAAATACATCACATCTCTACTTGAAACTGAAAATAACTCGAGAAACAATGATAAACCATATTTTATTATGAATAGGTTTTATAAGTTATTGGGAAATTCAAGGTTAGCAAAAGAATGCTTGACAAAATCATTGGATCAAATGGATGTTCGAGCTTGGGTTGAAAATGCAATTGAAAAAGATGATCCTGAATTGATGAATACTGTTGTTGAAACATTTGGTGAGACAAACTATGAAAAAATACCATTGGTAACTGCGTTTTCAATGGAATATCGTCATCTTATTTTTTATCATTTGATAATCGCTGGTGAAAAAGGTGTATCAGAGGGATATTATAGGGCTGGTAAAATGATTGAATTTGGTGAATTTGTAGCAACAACCCAAGATATCGAAGGTAAATATGTAAATTCAGATCCAAGTGAAAGAGAAACAATGAGAGAACCTGGTAAAAAACCTAACCAATATTTGTTGGCAATTAATTATTATATCAACGCAGGTAAATTGGGTAACATAACTGCTTATGGTAATGCTGGAGATATTTATTTAGGTAAATTTAATAGGGTTGATAAAGCAATTGAATTATTTACTTTGCAAGTCCAAAATGGTGATCCAAGGGGATATCTTTCTTTGTATTTTTTGTATAAATATCGATTGAACGATAATGAAAATGGAGAATATTATCGAAGTTTATATGTAAATTCTTTAGTTTCAAATGATGAATTTGAACAATTAGTTGAAACAATCGTTTGAATGGTTTATTTGAATTGATTTGGTATGAAAATGGTGGTTTAATCTGATAATATTATTAGATTAAATTATGAACTAACTATCGTTTGAGCATGTCATTCAGATTTATTCTATGATACTTTTCGTTGATTCATTTTTTGTTTCAAATAAATGAGTTCTCTCTTTACAAAAGAAAATAGTAAATCTGATAAAAACTTAAAAATCAAATTTGACCAACAATCAAGTGAATCGAGTGATGAAAAGAAAAAAATCAATTTAATTGAAAATACAATTGATTTGATTGAACCTCAATATACAAAGAAAATCACTGTTTTCCTTGATAAATCAAATGGTGATATCGTAGTTACACCTCGTATATATAATTATTCTTTCAATAAAAATACATCAATAAGTGATGAAGAAGATCAAATATTATCTTTGACTTATTCTTGGGAATACAAAGATAAACAATATTTTGTCTTTAGTTTAGATAAAAAAGTTAAAGATCTTTTATTACTAAACAAAGATGACATAAGATATGATTCTTTTAAAACATGGATTTTTAGGTTGATCATGAAATTATATGAGAAGAATCTGGTTACAATTCCAATTGAAGCTAATAATTTTCTTTATTTATCATTGATTAATTCTGATAATAAAATTAAAGAAAATTATTATATTTTTTCAATTTATTGCATTGATATATCAACAAAAATAATTGATAATAATGATAAGAATGATAAGATAACTATTGAGCGAGTTGATGATATTGCCAAATATATTTTATCAATGATTTCATTGTTAGTTGAAATCTTTTCAGAAAAAGTCATATATAATGATAAAATGAAAAAAATACTCAATGATTGCAATTGGATAATTAATAATCTTGAAACAAAAACATTGATTAAAATGAATATACTTATTAATTATGAATACAAAAGATTTATTGATGAAGTCAGAGTGATTGAGGATAATTGGAAAAATAATCGAATTTGAATTGAGACATGTGATGGTTTGAATAAAATATTCATTCGAATATTTTATTTTTTTATAAATGTCAATTTGAACAACATTTATCAATAATTTTTATTGATTCTTTTGTATATCTATTCAAAGATGGAATGGTTAATTAAACAACTCAAATACTTTCGATTAAATATCAATTCATTCAAAACAATCAAACAAATAGTTTCATATCAAAACACAGTTATCGATTATGTTACAAACAAAGAAGGAAAACATAATCGAATTATCAAATCATTGTTACATAAACTTGAAGATGCTGGAACTTTAGATTTTGGTGTTTTGGACAAATGGCCGAATCAAACAGTTGAAGAAGCAGCTATTTGTATTTCTTTTCTTCCCATTGAACAATTGTCAAATGTATTTGAACCAGTAGAATCTTTCTATGATGATAGTTTATTTGCAGCCAAAATAGCGATATGTGTCAAAAATAAGAATCCATTAGCTATGCATCATTTTAAAAAAATAATTGAACGTAATTCTGAATTTACACCAGATGATTGTAGAAATAAACTTGTGTTAACATTAAAATCAATAATTGATAATCTTGAATCAGAATCACCTGAAGTTTCCAATCCTTTATCTGTAGGCATGTTATATTTGGAACTCGAAGATGACATAAGTTCAAAGTTATATCTGACATCTTGCTTAGATGACAAATATGACAATAGAATACAATCATTAGGTTTATTTTATTTAAGTATGTTATCAGAAGATGAAGCTGAAAAAACTTCGATGCTTTCTCGATCCGGTGAGCTTGGATTTTTAGAATCATTGGTTTATTTGTATCATAATAATATTGAAATGTTAACTTCTTTGAGTGACGAAGGAGTTGCTTTGGCTTCAAGATTTTTAGGTGATCAAATGTTTAAATTAAATAGATATGAAGAAGCATTAGATTTATATGGTAAATCAGGTGAATTAGGTATGAGCAGTTCATTTGAATTACAAGGAAACTTATATTATACCATGGGAAATTATGTTAGTGCAATCATTTCTTATCAAAGAATGAGACAGTTGAATGATCAACGAAGTGATCTAATGTTGAGTCAAGCTTATGATGCAATGGGAAAAAAGAAAGAATCTGGAACTGCACATCGAAGATATCTTCGATTTACTACTGTTAACCACATACCTGAACTTTGTTTTATTGCTTCACTCGGAAAATAAGAATATTATGAATGATGTAGTGATTTAATGGTGAGAAAAGTGAAGATAATCATTGATTGTATTAAGTAAAATCAATGAATGAGATTTAAGTTGAGATTTTGATTTCAATGGTAATACATTGAAATTGTTTGTGTTGTTAATATTTCTAATTTAACTTGTATTCTCAAATATATTTGAAGATGAAATATATTTGAAATATAGAATAATAATTTGAAAATCAATGAATGAGATTTGAGATTCTGATTTCAACAATGATTGATATACGATTCTGATTTCAACAATGATTGAGATTTAAGATTCTGATTTCAACAATGATACATTGAAATTGTTTGTGTTGTTAATATTTCTAATTTAACTTGTATTCTCAAATATATTTGAAGATGAAATATATTTGAAATATAGAATAATAATTTGAAAATCAATGAATGAGATTTGAGATTCTGATTTCAACAATGATTGATTTAAGATTCTGATTTCAACAATGATTGATTTGAGATTCTGATTTCAACAATGATACATTGAAATTGTTTGTGTTGTTAATATTTCTAATTTAACTTGTATTCTCAAATATATTTGAAGATGAAATATATTTGAAATATAGAATAATAATTTGAAAATCAATGAATGAGATTTGAGATTCTGATTTCAACAATGATTGATTTAAGATTCTGATTTCAACAATGATTGATTTGAGATTCTGATTTCAACAATGATTGATTTAAGATTCTGATTTCAACAATGATTGATTTAAGATTCTGATTTCAACAATGATACATTGAAATTGTTTGTGTTGTTAATATTTCTAATTTAACTTGTATTCTCAAATATATTTGAAGATGAAATATATTTGAAATATAGAATAATAATTTGAAAATCAATGAATGAGATTTGAGATTCTGATTTCAACAATGATTGATTTGAGATTCTGATTTCAACAATGATTGATTTGAGATTCTGATTTCAACAATGATTGATTTGAGATTCTGATTTCAACAATGATTGATTTGAG